GCTTTGTCAATGCCATCTAGGATCGTGTTGAGTCCTCTGATAGCGAAGTTCAGACCGCCTTCTAGTGTGGCGATGACTGCGTTGATGACTCCCTTGAAAGCTCCAGCGATGCCATCAAAGATCGCTTTGCCAAGATTGGCTAGTTCAGCAAACCCTGTTTTGACTGCACCAAACACAAACTGGACAACGCCCCACCAAGCCATAAAGCCAGCCTTTAAGCCATCAATGGCTTTGCCAAAGATGTTGAACTTGACTTGTAGCGCGACGAGAGCTGCAATAATTGCGATAATGACCACGACTCCAGTGGCGATCCAAAGAGCCGAGAACGATGCTGTGAGTGCAGTGTTCAGTGCAAGTGTCAAGGCTTGGATTGCTGCGTACGCTTTCATTGCAGCGTTCACTGCCAAGACTGTCACTGCTAAAGCTCCCAAAGCAGCACCCATACCTATGACGAATCCTGTGTTGTTTCGTACAAACTCACCGATTGACATCAAGGCTGGAAGAAGTTTCTCAACCAGTGGAGCGACAGCTGCACCGATGGATTCCTTGAACTCTCCCATCTGAATCGACAGGTTCTTCATCTTGCCTGCGGTCGTGTTGGCTGCGGTAGATGCTTGACCTGCAAAAGTTTCACCGAGTGCAGCAAATACTTCGTCAGCTGAAGCTCCGCTCTTAATGAGTTTGGCGAGTGCTGGATCTAGTTTCCTGAGTGGCCCGAGTTGCCCATTGAACGCCTTACTTAAAGCGTCGGAGACTGCCTGTAAGTCTTTCCCCGTACCGGCAGAAATGTCTAGCGCAAGGCTCATCAGTTCTTGAGCTTTGGCGACATCTCCTGTTCCTCGGACGAGCGAGTCAAGTGCTGGGCGAAGTTCGTCATCGGTGACTGCTGCAGCAAGTGAAGTTTTTGTGATGAAGTCCTCAACCGACTTGACTTGTGCGTCTGTTGCTCCGGTGACATTTCCGAGAGTGGTGGCAAGTTTTTGGGCTGCAGCGTCATCTTCGGCGAACGCTTTAACAGCATCAAAAGCGACAACGCCGAGAGCTGCGACAGCGAGCCCTGCTGGGACTGCAGCCTTCTTGATAGCAAAAGAGGCTTTTTGGCTTGTGGTCTCTAGTTTCTTGAAATCGTTGATGGCCTTGTTAATGCCGGCAGGATTCCACTCTGAGATAATGGGGAGGTTGATAGCCATTAGCGCTTCACGATCCTCTTCTGTGCTTGACCCATCACTTCTTGGACGATCTTGTCAACATTTCTAGTAATCTCGTCTATGAAGTCATCGGAGCGAGCCCAGACGAAGCGTGACGGTGTGCGGAGTTTGCTGGTCAAATCTTGAGAAAAGTTTGGGCGTGCTCGAAGTAGGTTCTTGTTGCGTGTCTGGTTCGGGCCTCGTCCTGCCATGTCGGTCATGGAGAGAGCTGCACCTTTCGCAGTGATCCTGACTGTGCCGATGGACTCGAATTGTGCGCCTTGTTCTAGGTTGCGTTTGCGAGCCTTGCGCGTGTCCACTTTGACGACGATGTTCTTTGACTCATTCTTCCAAGCGGTGCGTCCGTTGTGCTTCTGTCCGGTCAACGGTGGCGACGAAGGAATTGAGTCCTTGATGGCGGAGACGAGAGGGTCTGCAGCGGACTTGATGTCCTTGGTGATCTGCCGACGAAGCGCAGGATCAATTTTGCCGATCTCACGAAGAGCCTGCTTCAGTCCGTCATACTCGATTCCGACTGATGCTGCCACTAGGTTTTCCGTCTCTGCTCGTTGATGATCTGGACGCAAGTCGCCAGATCGTCTGTCTCGAATGTTATGTGTGGAGGCCAGAACCCAGTCTCAACTAGCAGAGCTGCTAGTTGTCGCCGGTGGCCTCCTGTGTAGGGACTGCGGTTGCAGTCTCCACGACTTCTAGATCTTCTAATTTCTTGACGAACTCATCAAATGAGATCGGGACTGGATGACCTTGCTGTTTACTGGCCTCGTAGGCCATGAAGGCTAGATCTTCCATCCCGATCCCACTTGACAGATCTGAAGCTCGTCGCTTGAACTTACGCTCCCACGAAATGATGACGAACAGGTTTGTCGTTACTTGATAAGTTTCGCCTTCGGCGAGTCTGACACTGAGTGTGAGTTTCATTGGTTCTCCTAGTCGGGGTTCGGATTACTAGATCAGGTGATGTCTCGGGCGTATGAGCCGCCCATAAACACGGCTTCGACAACTGACAACTCTCCGACGGTTGCCGAGATTGGGGTGACAGTCGCCAAGTAGCAACCGGTCAAGGTGTACTCAGGATTCGATGCTGATTCGGTTGCGCCGGCAGGGCTGATGACGAGTGTTGATTCGACACCGAACAAAGTGTTCAGCATGGTTTCAACTTCGGTCGCACCGTAACTCTGAAACAGTGTCAGCGTCAGCTCATTGCTAAAGAGGCCAGCGGTGAAAGTGCGTGAGGTCTGACCGAAGGCCGTGTTCTCAAGAGCTTCAGCGGTAAGCGTCAAGGTCGCTGCCGAGCAATGATCGGTGAGCGTCATCGCCGAAGGGCTTGTGACGGTGACGGTGGGATTGGATAGGTAAGTGACTGTGGCCATTGTTTTGTCCTTTTATATGCGGCTAGTGCCGATTCTAATTGTGAGGTCATATGCAGGTAACTCGGCAGAGCCGATCTGTGCGATCGTAGGTCTGCCAGAGATAACTGCGAGAGAAGAGTCCATTAGTTGATCAACGACTCCGAGTATGTAGTCCGTAGTGTCTTGGTTGCCGGGTGGCGCGCCCAACACTCGGAGATCAATCGTGATGTCCGCCGTTTGGTTATTGAACGCACTGAAAACAGGAAGCTCAATAAATACAGTAAGCGGTCGAGCGTTCCGAGGATCAGTAACCGGCACAAGGCCGAGAGCTGTGATCGTCGCTGAGACAGCGCTGATCGTGTCTGTAAAAATGCCTGCCATCTCATGCCACTTGCGATCTCTTGATGCCGAGCAACTGGTTAATCCGACCCATTGAAGCGACAGGTGCGGAAATGTTCATGTCTTGGAAACTATTGAAGGAGTCCAAACTTCCGCGCTCACGGTACAGGCTCGCAGCCATGAGCACGACTCCAGCCTTGACTGCAGCATCAGGAACGGTCGTGAGACTGTCGTGATAGCCGGCCTGCACTCTGCGCTTGAAACTCCAAGCATTTGAGGCGTTAACTGATGAGGTCATGAAGGCTGTGTCGTTGGCGGTCGCTCCCGAAATTCCGAGAAACTCGGTGAGATCGCTGACTGTGATCCATGTGCAGGTCTGAGTCCAGACGAGCGAGCCGACAGGATCAGCTGCAGATCGTGGAAGGTCGTCGCCGACATCGTTGAAAAGCAACTGGTTCGGAATAATGACATCGGGATCAAAAAGGTAATCGCCTTCTTCGTCAATTCCAATGAACAAATAGGTCGGTACTGCATAGACAATGTGTGAGCCGTTGAGGCCATGTCCTAGACCTGAGAGCGTGATCGTTTGACCGATCGCGATGTCAGTGTTCTCGAGAGTCTGAACGACGGCAACATCTGACAGACGCTGGTGGTGCGTGACTGTAAATGTTGCCATCGTTCAGATCTCTCTACTCGTCTAGTCGGTTCAGGCGCGCTTGACGAACTTTGTCGCGTCAATCATTACGGAGGAAAAGTACCCTCTGAACTTTATGACTCGACCGAGCGCACCGTCTGCAAGTTCAACACTGACGGCGCCGCGCTGCTGCTCCCAACACTCGAAGCCAGTGCTGTCACCGACATACAGGTTCTTTCCGCCTGCAGCGACCAAGTTACGGTCAACCACGAGCGACAAGCCGAAGGCGTTGCCGTTAAAGGTTGAGGCCGATGCGCCGGTACCGACTGCGTTTTGTGGGCCGACATTCGGGAACAACGGACGACCAGCGTCGTCCACAAGTGCTCCGAGCGACGCGTAATACGCGGGCGACATCACGAGCACATTAGGCAGGTTGCCGTTTGAGTTGGTCAAGATCTGCTCTGCTGAGTTGTAGATGAACGAAACCCAGTCGGCAGGTGTTGATCCTGAGGTCAATGCTTCCGTCTGGGTGACTCCTGCTTCGAATGTTGCACAAGCTGCGACATCGGTGGCGTTTGCGTAGATGCGTGCCATGTCGTCAATCAAAGCACCGAGAACTTCGGGCGAGGTGAAATCCATTGACTCTTCAGACAAGTTGACATAGCCACCATAGAGGGCCTTGGTGATCTGGATGTCGTCCACGACAAAAGTGCCTGAATCAAGTGCGACGAGTTCGCCGTTACTTGCACCGATGGTCGTGTGCGTGGTGACCTTCGGACGGATGAAAACCTTGCCCGATGCTGGCATCTGGCGAACTCCCATCGCCGTAATGAGAGGCCTGTAGTTAGCCACAAAATTATTGTAGATAGGAGACACGATCGGCACTGGAAGGATGCCGGGTGTGTCGGTTGAGGTGACATTTGGTGCAGCTGCGACGATGCGCTGGTTGAACTCAGCGAACTCAGATCCGCCTGCAGCAAACTTGATCATGTATTCCGCAATGGTGGGAAGCTTGAACTCGCGCTTCGGTGATGCGTATTGGATGGGGGCAGTGGGTACTGCTGCTTCGATTGCTTCTGACATTTCATCCTCCTCGGATGGTTGGGTTGGGGTTGGTGTTTCTTCTTCTTCGTCGGGTGCTTCCTCTTCGGGTGAAGAGGCAGCGACTGAGTAGACCTGTGCATCGGCGTATGCCGGTGTCGTGACGACCGAGAGTTCAACGAACTTCGCTTCAGAGACCTCTAGGGTTCCGTCTGCGAGGCGCTTGAACTTGGTTGGCACTGCGCCAACACTGACGGAATCTAGAGCGCCATCGGCGAGCAGTGCGAGAGCGTCATCAGCTGCACGAGTGGCGCTCAACTTGGCGACGAACATCATTCCCTCAGCGGTTGATACTCGCTCGGTGACTCGTCCGATAACGCGTGTCTCGTCGTGATATTCAAGGAGCTTCGGCATCGGGCCATCTTCGGGAAGTGAGCCTTCAAGGAAAACCACACTCTCGCCACCACTGAGAGTCGCTTTGACATTCCAAGGAACGGCGAGGCCTGTGATCTGGCGTGATGGTTCGCCATCAGCGGAAGCGTCAAGTGTGATCTGTTGAGCAGTAAGTCGAATCATGAGTTAATGTCCTGAGGGGTTCGTGATGAGGCTGGTTCTTCAATGTCAATCTCTGAGCGATTCATCTCTACATCTGCTATCAGATCTTCGGTGTCAAATTCCACGAACCTATTACGAGG